CTAACCACCCATAAAGCTGGCGCGGCCCACGCTACCGCCTAGCGGTAGCCCGTAGCCGATCAAGCAGAACTGGTCGAGTGCAAACAGAACTACCGACTCGAGTCCTTCCCCGAGGCTAAGATTCTGCTCCTTATCCCACGGTGTCGTGTAATCGCCAATGCCAACCAAGTGACTAGCTTGGGACCTCGCAAATCCGAGGGAAAGGGGAAGTTCAATGGACTGGCGGGCTTGGTCGAGGTTCCGGTTGCCCGTATAAGTGAAATTCTCGGTTTTCAAGCAGCCCAGTTTGGCCGGCGTCCAATAGCTGATGGGCAAGTTGATTAACTGATTTAGCGGCGTGTTGTTCACGTCCGGAGGGTAGAGCACTTCAAAGCGCGCGCTCGGTTGACTTTGGCGAACGAAAGACATTACCGTGTCCGTAAACTTGCCAACTAGTGCCGGCAAGAAAGCGCACTCTTGGGCATAGTCCTCAGGTGCCGAGTTTTGGCTCGGTATCACTCGCATCGGTCGCCCGTATGCGATCTGAAAAGCGCTCTTCGTGTATTCGTCAAAAAAGGGCATCCCGGACGGAGCCGCAAAATACCACCACTGGACTTCCCCGAATTGCAGATAGGGATCAACATCCGCGTCTGCCATCACACTGGCCATCTCTAGGTAAACCTGCTGCCAGAATCCCGTGCTAACAGGACTAAAGTTAGTCTGGAGCGCTGGCGTATTAAGCCACGCTGGTGAACCGTCCGGATATCTCTGAGCAAGGCCTGTGTCAGGAGTATCGTCGCCGTTTTGCAATTCCATACTAAAGGCGACCGCGGCGTTAATGCCAAAGGCTTTTAGCGCAGCGAGGAAACTGCGGTGCCAGTCCCGAGCAGCTCGGTTCAGTCGTGGAACCGCCTGCAAGTCGGTGCGCCAGACAGTTTGTTGGGGTCCTTCAGCCCGTCCATCTGTTCCGCCGCTCAGTGAGGGTCCGCTTGTTTGCGCGGTGAACTGCGCGCTGTTTGTGTTTGCTGCAACAGTAATGCTATTGCCTTGGCTCCCCATCGCGCGAGCCGTAATTGTGAGACTCGCCCCATGAGCTTGAGCCCATACACCGGTCGAGCCGGCGTTGATCAAGAACTCGAAACACGTGGCGATACTCTCAGCCGTGTCGCCAATGAGAATCTGATGTTGGATCACCGTCTGCCCCAAAGCGATCTGGGTATATTTGCTCCACTCGGGAGCGCCGGAGAATTGAACGGAAGCCGCAGCATAGGCTTGTCCCGGCTGACACAGCTCATAGAACCACAGCGCCCCTGCATAGTGATTCGCACGGCCCCCAAAACCGAGCGTGTGGATCAGCCATGCAGTCCTCTCTGGGGCAAGAGCCAGACTATGGTTGGTGTCCCAGTCAGTAGCTAGGGTGAGAACGGGACTTTTCTCAAAAGTGGGAAGGCTGGTACAAGGAACAGCCAGTTCCAGAAAATCGAAATAGACAAATGACCCCGCCGGGCCAGCATGGGTCAGAGTAACGGTGTGCGAAGCCGGACCCTGAAACTGTCCCAGAGCAACACGCACCAGAGCGTCCTCTCCACTTAATTGCAAATTAACCGCTACCGGAGTGCCACCATCTACTTGGGCAGAAATCTGTCCACCGGTTGCAGTCCTCCTAGTGCCCAAGTAGAGAATGTGAGTGGTCTGCGCCAGGTAACTACAACTCGCCCTTGCCCCTGGAGTGGTACTCCAACGGATGGAGCCCCCGGAATAATTCCCCCGGTCCTCCGTCCAGCTTCCCTGATAGGCCATCTCGGAGGCATCGTCTTCGATTCTTCGACTGCCCGGCCCGGCTACTTGATATTGAAGATTCGTGCCCCTTGCCGTCCAATCGCTCATCAAAACTGAGAATTCGCTCCGCGCGAAGGCTGCGGGCTGTATGTCCGCGGCCCAGGTCCATCGCATCTTTCGAACATTGGACGTCGGAACAATAGCGCCCGTCGCATCGTGCAAATTACCAAAGTCCAGATCGATCTGCCACTGCGAAGGCGACACTCCGCCGCTGAAAAGACTTGAGCTCGGCGTCCATGACTCCGTCCCGCTCCCGTGAACTGTCCCGTAAACACCGATTCGATTGCCGTTCGATCCCGCCGCACCGGTATACGTCAGAATGATCTGGTTTGCGACCGCCGCCGCGGTCGCGCCTGCGCCCGGTGAGCCGTTGATGGCCGTGGCCAACGTACTTAGAGCGCTTTCTAGTGTATCCCCGTCCGTGATTTGGTGGTTAAAATGCTGGTCGAGCCACGCAAGCTCGATATAGTCTCCCACTGTAGGCAGACCCTGCAATTCGAATTGGACAGTGGCGGAAGCATAGCTACCGGTAATGGGTGTTGCATAGTTCAGGAGTGGCACGCGATAAACGGTATCTATGCCATTCGAGTCCGCCCAAATTCTCAAATACGGCCAATCAACCGTCGGATACCACGTTGAATCGATAGGAATGCAGTTTGTGCGAGTCTCCGCATATACCAGGTGTACACCGCTCAGATTTCCATCAGGCAGGTTTCGGAGCGCCGGGTGCTCGAATACGTTGTCCCGGTTCCATTCGACAACGGCCCAGTCAAACTGTTGACGCCAGCACCCTGAAACCGTGAACCCACTTTCACTCGTCGCGCTCAGAGCCGCCACGGCTGACGGCTCAAAGAAATAGCATTGCAAGTCCTTACTTGGACACAGCTTCGATAGATCGCCCGCCATTACAGTCTAATCAGAACGGTAAGATCCGAACCTGGATAGGTTTGCCCAACTGTGAGAACCGCTAGAGTCAATTGGATACCCACTCGTAGCGGCGGCAGGGAAAACCCGTCAATGCTGTTCGATACCATTTGGCCGGCAGGAATCGCGAGTTGGCACCATGGAGAATCGTCAAGATTCAACTGTAGCTGAACGAATGCGTCAGCCGGCTTGCCGAGGACGGCAAACACATCCCGGACGGAGTGGGAGCGGTCGATCACCAGAGCCGGCGCGGCGTTCTGATCGACGGCCAAAAACCCCTGCACCTGAATGCAATACTGTCCTCCCGAAAGCGTTCTCAGCCCATTGTCGCTGGTGCCCGTCAGACAGATGACGGTACTTGGACTGTTGCCCCGGGCGTTTGTAACAAACAACTCAGCGCTTGCCACACGAACATCCGGCAGAGGCAAGGGCAAACTCCAATTCCCACTATAGGGGCTCCCGAAGAACAAGGGCGGAAATGGCGTTATGACCGTTTTGCTAAGCAACGTAAGGACTGGTGTCCCGGATACGTGCCCGCTCGCTCTACTGCCACGCGCTTCGCGTGTGACCTGATATTGTAGACCGCTGTTGGCTAGGCCGTTCACCAACATAACTTCGGCTTCGATCTGTATTAGGCTGCCGGCCATGGCGTCCCCGGCCACAGTCATATCAACCAACTGATCCGTCGCTGTTATGTCGTGGGCCAGCGTTGCTGTCGGAACCGGCCCAAGTTCATCCCAGTAGTGAAGCGTGAGCGAACCCGAAGAGACGGATCGAGTGTTCGTGAGGTCAGTAAACGACACGCCGCTTAACTCAAGCGTTCCTCCTGATTGACCCGCGTTGAGCCCGAATGAAGGCGCTGGTGGAGTCGTGCCGTCTGCGTTGCCCGACCCTCCGATCTGCCAGCGCGTCACCACCGACAACTGTGGTTCGCACTCTGCATCGCCTGAATTCGTAGAATGTCCCGTGATTTGAACAACTTCTCCGGATTGATTGGGGATCACGAACTGTACGGGACTGCTCTTCGCTTGCGCTCCGAAATGCCAGCCAGCTTCGGCTACTGTGAACACGCTGGTCGTGTCCGGTTCTAGATCCCAGGCGGGTGAAACGGTTAAAGTCGTAGCGTTGTTTGCACCGATCGTCCGTTCCTGTCCCGCACCGTTGCCGCGTGTGATCCTTGCCACCATACCCCGATACGCGTTTACAGCCATCTGGAGTGTGCCGCACCCGACCGTTGTCAGTGAATGTACAGTCACAGGGCTCTCGCCTTGCTCCTCGATTCTCCAGTAAAAGTTAGCATGGTCAAAATTCTGATCAGTGGGAGCGATCAACTGCGCTGGCAGGCCGTTGTCGGTGAACTGCGGAGCCAGTGGCTGATCAGACGCGATCCGGTAGAGTTGCACCGAGTTGCTGCCCCGATAAACATTAAACTTGGCGGTGTCAGCCGAAAAACTCAGACCCGAAATGGTGACGCTGCTCCCATTGTTCGCGATCATGACGCTAACCAGAAACGACGATCGGCTTTCGTTACCGATGTCGTCTTCCGCCGACACTGCGTAATAGAGAGTCTGGCCCCCATCAAGGCTCCCGTTGCTTCCCACGGTAGCCGCGAGGCTTAGCAAAGGCATTGCCGGTCCGCTGGCCGACATTATCGTGGGTGGCACGAAGCTAACCGATACGCTCGTTTCCACGGCGCCATCGCTGCTCATTACGGCAGTCTCTACTACTCCGAACTCGACATTTCCGTTGTCGTCGAGCACGCTTCCCATCAACGGCTTGGGTGTTCCTCCCGCCGCGCCGAACGCGTAGTTGCTTGGTGGGGAGCTTCCCTGGCCATTGCTATCCGCGTACCAGGCATCATCGTGAATCTGTGCGAAAATCGTGGCCGTGCGGAAGTTGGTAGCCGGCGAAATCTTGAGCACTCGAAACGGCTGGCGGTTGAGGCCCTCTTTAAGATAGGTTATTGTGATCAGGTCGCCAGGACGAATTCCGACCGCCTTTACCGATGTATCGAACTCGATATAGGTGTTCCCTTTTACTGACTTATCTAGATTAAGCTTTAGGATTCGGGCAGCCTGATCGTAGTTTGGAATACCCAGCGCCATCAGTGTGGTCGAAACCTCTTGTCCTGCGAGCCGGATGTCCATGGGGTCGACCATGGTGTAGCTGTCTTGCTGGAATGCATTTAGAGCGTCTTGGAATTCGACGCTAAAGCTGTTGGCGGTGTCCGCAATACTTCTTGACGTGAGAGTTACGCTCGGTTCGCCGTTCGGACGCCGAAGGATTCCGGAGAATCCGTTCGTTCCGTCGCCGAATTCGTAACTTGGCCATCCGCCATCGAGGGGTTCGGTGCTGTTTGAACACGCTGGTTTAGAAGGCTGTTGAAAACACGCCGCGTTTTCGACCTGCAACTGGAGTACGCCACCCGGCCCGTATGTCAGGTACAGCCGGGCAGTATTTCTGATCCCGCGGGCTACATCCCCGCCACTGCGCTTGTTTTGCAACACCAAATTGCACTGAAATCTGGGGATGGTGATCGAGTTACCGTTTAGATCTGTCGCGTTGATCTGTTCATCGCAGTACGTGGCCGCTGCGGCGAAGCTCGGAATATCGAGTTCAGTGGACGACCAGCCACACCGACAAAGTATGTCCAACAGGATCCAAGCGGGATTCGAAGAGAACTGCTCGCCAAGCGAACTGCCATCGGTGCCGTACACAGGCACGCGTAGTCCTTGCACCAGCACTTTTACAGTCGGCAGGGAAGTTCCGCTACTGACTCTTGTCGGCACAACTACTGCAAGGTAGGCCATGCTGCCATAGGCATCTCCGGCAGGTTTTCCACTGGCATCCACGAAATTGAGGTCGAAGCCGCCATCGCGGGTACCCAGACTGACGACGTTATACCAACCCGTACCCGTCATATTCCGACCAGATATCCCCAGAGGAATCTCGATGTCATTCACCAGAACGGTCAATACACCTTGCATCTGGCCAATGCCCAGCAGCACCTCCATGCGGGTCAGATTGCCATCATTCCGGGCAAAGACGACTGGGGGGCTGTACCAGGCCGTGCCGTACACCATCGGAACGAAGTCGTTGTATCTGGCCTGATTCACGGAAACCGCCGACGATGACCAGTCTCTTCCGTAGGTCCGCACCGAAATCACAGATGGGACGAACTCGATCCCGCCGAACCTGCTCCACATTCCATGGGCCTGGCAGTCCGCACGTGTATAGTTGCAAGAGGTGAAGGGCGCTCCATTGTTGAGGTTGCCTGTTCCGCCATTAATGTCAGCGGAGTATCCGCAGCGATAGAACCGGGAGTACTTGCCTTCCGCCCCTCCGTCGACCCCCTCAGTCCTCTCGGTGGACGTGGTGGGAAAGTCCCAAGGGCAACGTCGCTGGATGCGGACCGGGGGTAAACACAGCCGCTGCAGGTTCATTCTGTTACCTGCTGTCAGACGGAACGTCGATTCTTTGATCTGATTGGGTGGACTGCAGATTCCTTGGAACACAACTATCGGGTCCGTCAGCGGTACACCGTTTCTCAGGTCATAGAAAAGGAACCCGACTGTTAACTGCGATCCCTTGAACCCCGTTCCCCGCTCAATTTCCGAAAAGTGTGAGTCCGCATTTGCCAGTAGAACCGAAATCCTGGGACTGCCGTCAACCCCCTGATCCGACGCAGTCTGGATTTCGAATGAACTATGCTGGAGCACGCGGGCTTCATAGGTCGTACCGCCTACAACCAGGCCATGTGTCGTCCAGTGTTCCGTTTGGCCGCCCGGCAGCACGCAATCGAATACGACGACCGGAGAGTCCGTTACCGGTTGCTCTTTGAGATCATAGACCGACTGCATGCGCGATGGTCACCGTGACGGAATTGAGACCGACGTCTGACGCCGTAATCAAAAGTACATCATCCCGGAAATAGGCGTTTTCGTACACGCCACCCCGAGTGCTGGGCTTGTATGGAGACGCCGAGGCTTGAGGCTCGACCTGTATCCCGTATAACTCTACGCTCGCGCCGGCCGCCAGTTCCACCCCGAACGTCACCGAACTTGTTCCTGCGTCGCCAGTACCCGTCGTCACGAGCCTCCTCCAGTCTGGCAGCACAGCGCAGTCGCTTCGCTTGTCACCCAGCAGCAAGGTTGCTCCGGAAGGCTGATCGGATCTTGCGTAAAGACTTAAACAATACAAATACTCTCCCGCCGCATTAAGCGTTTGTGTTACGCTCTGGGGGCCATTTCCGTAGTTTGTCAAACGCCATGCCAACGTTCCCCCCACCGGATCCGCGCTGCTTCCAATCAAAGTGAGAAAGGGGCCCGCAGTCCACGCTTGGTTAGATAGATCATCGCTCCAAGCCAGGAGATTCGCCATCGGGTCCAGAAAGGTAAAGCTAGTCAGACTTCCTTCCGTGGCAACGAAAAATGCCTGAAGGCTGGATGCCTCCGCGTCAGACAGAGTCGAATAGGTAAGTTCCCACTCAAGGCTCTCCCCCCGAGCGTCGTAATACTTGACAGTGCTGATATCACCCAAAGTATTGACGACGGTGCGCACTTTACGCCGCTTGGATATGGGAAACTGCGACAGCGTACCGGTCGATAACTGGGGATATACGAGCGCACTCATCCTCGGTTCTCAATCACCTTCAGCGCCGTGCTCCCTCGTAGTTCGCCGGTCGCTGCGAGATCTAACTGGTCCGAGGAGAGGCTACAGTTCGAGTAGATCTGCCCGTCCCAGGGATCTGTGAACGCGAACTTCCCGAATCTGCCGTTGTTGACTGTGAAAAATGCTTCTAGGGCCGCGAGTTCGCCTTCGTCTAATAGCTCGAGTCGGATCTCCCATGTGTGCAACGCACCGGCGGAGTCGCGGTAACGGTGGTCCGTCCCATCCACAAAATGCAAGATCTGGTTTTGAAAACGGTAGCTTCGACTGGCGGGATACTGAGCAACAGCGCCTGTTCGCAACTGTGGAAAGGTGGCCATCTTCTTATAGATCGTTCACAATATCGGTTACGGAGTTGAGATTCAACATTGCCTGGCGAACAGCTTGGGCAATTTCTGTGCTGTGGTCGAGGAAGGACTGCGAGTCGATCGCATTCACTGTTACGTTGATTTGAGGCGTGACTCGGTTTGCCGCTCCCGAGGATTCCGAACCGCTGTTGCTTTGGGTGCTTTGAGGGCTGCTGTAACGAGTCAAATCCGAAAAGAGTCGGGGGCTTCCGTATTGGTCGTAATCGGAGTTTTCGATGCCGCCCACGGTGTCGGCGCCCCAAAAACTTAGCCGGTCCGGCATCACATATTTCTCCAGCGGGGAAGGAGCCGCCGATCCCCCACCAAATAAGCCTAGTAGGCCGGTGACCAGAGGCACAATTCCGAGTCCACCGGCGAATACAGAAATTAGAGTGGATGCTATCGAGCTGCCTCCGCCCCCAGGCTGACTCGGGCTCCCGCCGATCGATTCCGTAACCGGCACGGTGTTCAGTCGGCTACTGCTTTCGGGGGATACATCGATCGACCCGTCCTGAGATGCTGGTGCCGGGGGCGCGGGAGGTCGAGTGATTGCTTCGGTCGCCTTGTCAAAAACTTCCGCCAGCGTTGAGGCGATCGAGTCTTCGGCATATAACCCACTGACAACGCTTCCATCCAGTCCGGTGGACACCGCGCGGAATGCTTCAAAAACGGCCGCTTCTGTCTCGCTCGCCATCCCTCATCTCCACAAACAGCTCATGATCGAGAACCGCAAATGCGTCCGCCTCTCGTGCCGTGAGCTCGCTCGGGTCAATTGGGCCGAAACGTTTTAGCAAGTTAAACTTTTCCAACAGAACCATACTCTCCCCTGTAATATAGGACTTAGGGCACGAGGTGAGGATGACGTGCCGTCTAACCCAAACGGGGCTGGTGCCGTTTCCCGCGGCATAGAGCCATCCACACACGCGCTTTCGCTCCAGTCCGGCGTTTCTGCAGATGTCGCACTTCCAACCGGCCTGGTTTGAAAACTGAAAATGAAAGGCGACGACTAATTTTTTCTTTCGTCTTGGCTCAACTTCGTTTCTGCGATTACGGCAGCCAGCGCTTCACGGTAGAGCTCCTCCGGCCCCTTTTCAGCCAGCAACCCTGGCGTTGCTTCTTCGCCGTCTATCGCAAGCCCCGACACCGACTCCAGGCCCCACTTGAAATAGACGTCGTGAATCTCTGCCTCTATGAGCGCGCCATCCATCTTGTCCCCAACCTGTTCGCTGGCCGATAGGAACTCATGCCGGCGAGCCAGTTCCCTTATCTTGCGCATCAGGTCCACCCGGCGTCTATATGACATTCTGACTACACTGAACGTGACTCCCGGGACTGTACGCGACTCTATAACTGCCAGGCTGTCATATTTCATATTTATGCGAAAGCGATCGTTACTTCGTCGTCCACCGTCCCTTGCGCGCGGGAGGCACGAAACTTCCATTGCAACCGGTTCGCGCTGTCGTCGTACTCCGGCACTTCGGGAATGACGCTCTTCAGATTGACCGCCATGATCTGGTTACTCACTTCTCCCAACTGGAACATTACTGTGATGGGCGACTGTTGGCGAGCCGCTTGGTATAGCCCGGTTGTTGCACCATCATCTAGTCCATACAAGCTGAAAGATGCCGTTACGGAACGCTGACCCGGTGAAATAGCCTTGGGTACATTGGACCCAAACTCCTTCGTTCTCGTCTCTAGAGAATTCTTCAGTTCAATCGTAGCCGTGGTGATCGTGAAGAACTGCGTTGGAGACGTCCCCAGCCACGCCTGCCCTAAGTTTCCCGGAACAATTGTGTAGTCGAATGTCCCCAACTCGGGTTCTGGTGGAAAAGCCTGAAGTTGTGATGGTCCGCCAGCCTGAAAACTGCTACTGTCGATAACGTCTTGCGCGACTCCGCGGAAATGGAATTCATGATAGTCGCCGTTCACCAGAATGTCCATTTCGTCCACCGCCGATCCAGATAAGAGCCGCTGGACTGCCGTTGAGGGGCTCCAATAGTCGAAAATGCTAACACTAGGTAATTCCGTCGCTGCAACGTAAGTAATCGCGCCTTCGATTTGAGCGCCAGGAACTGGAACGACGGTGAATGGTGCGTTCAGTTTTACTGAGTTTGCGTCTATAACCGCTGCGACGAATCTTACTTCACCTGTGAAAGAAAGGCCCTGGCCAATAGTCAGACTATGTGGCGCGGTAAACCCCAATTTACCTGTAGTGTCTGCCGCCGCCACGGTACCGCCGGCATATTGTATCGGCGCGCCCCCCAACGCTGCGCGAAACAGTGGACCGTACGCAGGGCCGTTAGCGACGCTCGCTGTCGTCAGGTACGTCTGTAGTTCAAAAGTGGTTCGCCGCCGGCCCCCACTTGGGACTCCCGCAAACGTTCGGCTTCCCGTTTTATCTTTTCGTTGGGCAACTTCTAGCTGGTGTTGAACTGTCAACTTAAGCGCCGGGATGCGATTGGCAGGCGTGATCGTCGGCACGCTGCCATACGCGCTTTCCAGGGCGGTGTAAAACCTGTTTGCGTTCGAGGAAATATAAGACGCCATTCTAGTTTCTACTCACCTCAACCTGCAGCGCAATCTTAGCGGTTTGCAGGAAATTTCTTCCGCCGTGCTTCACTTGAGCAACTGCCACTTGATAGCCGCCGGGATAGTACATGCCGTTACCCCAATCCCCGCGTTTGGTATCCAGTACTTGTGTGATAGAGTCGGCATATAGTTCGAGGGCCGTCTGTAGCCCCGCCAAACGATCCTGGGAATGTCGAACTTCGATGGTCAGTCGAACATGGCCCGAAAACGTTCGGAACTTTTCCGTCAACGCGTTCGTGATTTGATCGCAATAGACATAGATAGCGGGATATCTATTTCCTAGACTGTGATCGGCGAGCTCTGCCGCCACATTCTCGGACATCATCTGTTCTGGGTCGATGGGTCTCGCCAGTGAACTGTCCGGGGCGGAGAGCGACGAGAGGCCCGAGTTCATTCCCTCAGGGCCCGCAAGCATTCCCATAACCGTGGCGCTGGCAACGCTTCCTAATTTGTTCATCAGCCCCTCTGAATTACCCGTGGGAGAGTTATCATGTATGTCGGCTCTTGCCCAGTACTGGGCGACTTACCCGATAAAGCGACCGTCGAGGGCTGTGTCCACATTTGATTTGACGCTACTGCGGCGACGTTTTGAATTACCATTGTTTGCGGCGTTCCTCCAACATACACATTCCACCCCGCCGCGCTTTCGGGGGGTGGAGCAGGAACGATTTGGAATGTGCTTCCGGAGACTACGATCACTCCAACGTCGGCGCTTGCGCCCTCCTCGCCGCGCTGGTTAACCCAAGACATCGTGACACAGTAACGTCCGTCCGCGAGACTGCCGGGCACCGCAACAAGTTGTGGAATCGTAGCCTTGGGGACTGGAGATGTCGTTACGCCAATGCCCGTCCGCCGAAGCCGCTCGCGTGCCGCGTCTGCAAGGTTGCGGAATTGATCTCTTTTCGCAGCGTACCTATCGTTTAACAGGCTTCCGAACACGTCTTCATACACCTTCTTGAGAGTGTGATACGCGTGCCAGATCTTTAGAGGCGCCGTGAGGACCACTCGGTCGAGGATCAACCTTCGCTGAACCCAACTATACGCGCCAGTGGTAGCAATGCTGCCGATCATCGTGCTCAATTCCAGCGCAATCTCCTCCTGTGCCAGCGCCAGTTTTTGGGTTACATCGACGGATTCCTGGCTAGCAACATCAAGCAGTTGCGAGTCAAAAGTCGTTAGATCTCCAATTCCCGATATAGGACCGTCCGTAAAGAGAGCCATGTACTTCCCTACTAGCTAGTTGCTGGAGGCGTGGCCGTACGTTGTTTATCAAAGCTTCGCTTCTCTTCGGCATTCGCCAAGCGGGCTAGTCCCTCAACCACCATCTTCGCCGCTAGCGACCGCGACACCTCGGTTAATATGCCCGCCCTTCCGCCGTCTGGACTCTCCAAACTGACGATCACAGCGAAGGCGTCTTTTGTTTTCGCCTCGAACTCTTTGATTTTTTCGAAGTATCCTCTCAGATCCATTCTCTTGGTACCTTTCGCAATTTCGCCCTGCTTCTGGTTCGAGAGGGCAGGCAAGTTGCCTGCCCGTCCGCTAGGTATTGACCTGGACGCCTGCGGTATTGCGGAGAATTCCACAACCGTACAGAACGTCGACTGTAAACTGTTGCGCCAGTGTGTTTGGTTGATAGCTCATCACCACCCGCATGCCGAAATTGCCCAATTCGGCATATTCTGCGATGGCGCCGGTTCCTGGGAGTGGTTGGGGTAGCCGGCGAATAACTAGTCCCACTGCGTCCCGCGTAAAGGCTACATTGTGCGTGTTGACCGGGTTGGTTCCCGTCTTTGGTACGAACTGCGAGCGGAAAACATAGAAATCTTTGTATTTTCCAATCGTCCCATCTATCAAGGTTTGCAAGCCCGCCTGTCCAGCGGTCTGAAACTCTTCAAACAAGGGAATCTGTCGCCAGGCTGAGTAGGCTGCCGCATCCACCACAAAGAACTTCGGTTGATTCGGCGGCACCTTAGCCAGGAAGAGAGCGGTTTCCGCGGCATCGATGGTAGCTTCCGTGATCGGCGTTCCTGGCGTACCCACGGGCGTATTCGCCGTCAGGCCCGCATACAGGTTCAGTAAATCCGTTTCAACTCGTTCCGCGATCGCTACCACCGCTGGCTGCATGTACACCTTCAGAAGATCCGGAACGGCCAACACCTTCGTGACATCTGGTATCTGAAAAGTGGCTTCCACGTGTGAATTCAAAACAATCTGCGCATTACCGAGACTCGGGTTCTGCGGTTGTACCGTTCCGCCCTCGAGAATGTTGTTCGCCACCATTGCAGGCGGAATCGGCACGTTCACCGTATCACCCGCCTGTGCCAGCACCGGTTCATAGTCGCGATTCACCAGGTTCCCCATGACAAGGTTACCCACCAGCACCGGCAATGCATCCGCCGCTACCAGCTTCACGATCGCGTTCGCGACGTTATTTGAGGTAATAATTCCCATCCATACTCCTTTGTTGTTTGTTGCCGGCCGGTGGCCGGTTTCAGTTTTCGGGCCGGATTGAACTGGCCTCGAACTCTAGCTGTGCCTCTGCCGCCGCCCGGCTTCGGTCGCGGGGCTAACTTCCCAGAACCTTAGAGACCTCGAAGTGTCTGCGAGGCTACACGTACAATCTCCTCTCGCACCTTCTGCATGTCCTCCGCGTCCATTCCAGGCTTGATCTTTTCAAGATCGACGGAGGCCCTTCCGGTGTTTGGAGATTTCGATGCCGCATTCATGCCCGTGCCCCCAGCAATGCGCGCTGGCAGAAACTCCGGGTTCTCTGCCACAAACGCGGCCAGATATTCCCTAGCCGGAACCTCTCCATCTTCGGAATCCGCAAACAGCCGTCCATCGTCTTTGCGATGAATCGCGTCCTGCACGGCCTTGTAGGCCAGATCGACTTTGGCGACGCCGAGCCGTTGCAATTCCGAACGTATCGTCGAACTCCGCTCGGCGTCCTCGGCTTGCTTCCGGCTGCGCTTGTTCTCCTCGATCAGCTCGTTAACTCGCCGCTCCAACTGCTCCCGTCGCCTTTTCTCATCCTGCAGTTCCGCCTTGTAGGCCGGCTCGCTCTTCGCCTGTTCCAGATTCACGTATTCCTGGATAGCGCTTCGAATCATGTTTTGAATATCGAGGCCTTCCATAACCACCTACTTTAAAGTCGCTTGTGCGTCGATTTCCTGCGCAACCCGATTCTTAATTTCCTGCCGCGCATCACACAAATACTTGAATGCCAGCTTCTTGAGTACTTGTTTCCTTAACGTCTCCGAACCAGTCCCGAGTTCTAACAACTTCTTAGCGTCGTCTAGTTCGTTGCTGAAATCTCCAATGTCGAACTCGTCCAATCCGGTTACTTCGACTGATACCGAATCCTGACGTGCCGCCACAACTGCGCCCAACACTTGTTTCAATGTTTCTTTCACCGCATCGCCGTAAGCTCTTAAAACCTCCTGGGTAATCGTAAAATCCCTCTGCTTACTCACGCCAGACTGGCGTAAGTCGCCATCGCTCGCATTACCGGCGTGATTTATGAGGTAGCAGACGCGGTAAATCTCGTCCTTCAATCGCACCAGATTGTCGGCGGCTATCTGATACACCTTTCCGTCGGGCTCCGTCCATCCAAAACGATCTTCCGGACCGAGTTGAATGTAATATGACTCTCCGACAATCTGATTCCATTCCCGGTCAGAGTATACTACCGGCATAGCGAATAGACTCATCGTAAGCGCCCAGGAAAGCGCATTCGATTTATTGAAATGTTCCAGTTGCAGCAGCGCTGCCTTGTTCATTAGCCATAAGCCCTCACTAACACGCAGCTCAAATAGTGGCACTCGATTCAAACTGGCTAGGGCGTGTGGACCTTCGTCGATTAACTCTATTTGCTGGCCATCTCCTGCCTTGCGATATATCACAAACTTCTGCCGGTCGTAATAAATCCACCGCGTCTCGGTTTCCCACCGTGTGTCAGTCACCGTAGATTGCTTCAGGCAGGATGTCCGTATTACCGCCCACTCTAACCTGCCGTCTTCTGAATAGTTCCAGTTGATGACTTCATCGGGCCAATAGTCGACCAGGTAGGCTCGGGACCTTCCAGAGGCGTCCTCATCCGCGCGAGTTAACACTGGTTCGCTAAATCGAGGAAACTCCACCACAACGTAACTCGAACCGCAGATGAGCGCTTGTATGAGTCGTTGTCGGAAGTACTCGCTGATGCTTGTGCCTTTCAAATCGCAGTTGTCGGCGAAGAGGTTGTAGAAGTCTGTAGCGGCATCGTCCCTCCCTTCGAAGAGCAAGATGGGTTCACGCCGCAGTAAGGTCGCCGCGTACCAGTCGATGATAGACCCCACATAATTCTCGTAAAAGACACGGCTCAGTCGTTCTCCATATATCTCACCCGGTTCCTTGTGCCTCCGCACTAGGTATTCGGCTGCGTTCTCTCGCAATCGCTCGCCGCCTACGTAGAGATCCCGGTACTTTTTCCACGCTCGCTTAAGCGCAATGTATTCTGGATGTTCCCGGTCGATATTCGGAATGCTCAAACCAGTCGTCCCCCGCGTTCACCTGCTGGCGGAAGGATCTTGCATTCCTGCCAAAGCAGATAGCCCAGCGCATCGGAAAGATGCGTCCTATATCGGTCTCGGTCTTTGTCGATTTGATTGCTATCTTCTTTGAATGACACCTGCTCAAAGTCCTTAATCAACTCCTTGCACTTCGGGTCGATTATGAGTTCCACGTCGCCCGCCGCCGATCGAAGCTTCGCGTTCGTTAAGTTGATTCGTTCGCGGACGCTGGGATTTGCCTTCGGAACATGGTACTGGACTTTGGCTGGTGTGTGGAACTTAAGGTAGTCGCGGATTATGTCGTAATCTGATGCTCCTGTGGTCTGCTCCTTGTATCC